ATGCAAGCAAGCCGCTGTCCTGGCTTGCTTGCTATTATATTCAAGGCTCTTTTAAAAGGAGTTGAAATGCACGAACATATTATAAAAAACGGCCAATTAAGATTGGTCAACGCCGATTGCCTGCAATATTTAAAAACCCTACCAGAAAATCACGTCGATTTAATTTTAACCGATCCCCCTTATTTCCAAGTGAAGTCGAATGCCTGGGATAACCAGTGGCCCGATGTAGAAACCTTTTTAGCCTGGCTTGATGAGGTGCTGGTTGAATTTTGGCGCGTCTTAAAACCGGCCGGTAGCTTGTATCTTTTTTGCGGCTCTAAATTATCCGCCGAAACAGAAATATTAATTAAAAGCCGCTTTAATGTGCTGAATAATATCGTCTGGGCCAAACCTTCCGGTGTTTGGAAAAGATCGCATAAACCTTCATTACGTTCATTTTTTCCCGCAACAGAAAGAATCATCTTTGCAGAGCACTATGGTGCAGAAGGATTTGCAAAAGGGGCCAATGGCTATGCAACAAAATGCAGCGAATTAAAACGAGAAGTCTTTAAGCCTCTGATTGATTATTTTAAAAATGCGCGCGCCGCATTAGATATATCGGCGAAAGAAATCAACGACGCGACCAATACGCAAATGTGTTCACATTGGTTTTCCGACAGTCAGTGGAAGCTGCCCACTGAAAAACAGTATGAACAATTGCAAGTATTATTCTCGCGACACAGTCAGGCGTTATTTCGCACTCACGGGAATTTAGTCAACGAGCGTGTCGAGCTGCAGCATCAATACGAGCATTTGCTCTTAGAACACCAGGATTTAAAAAAACAATATGATGATTTAAGGCGACCTTTTGGGGTGACAAGTGATGTCCCTTATACGGATGTTTGGGTATATCCGCCCGTCCAATATTACCCGGGCAAACATCCCTGTGAAAAACCGGCTGATTTATTGGATCATGTTATTTTAACCAGCAGCACAGAAGGGCAGCTCGTACTGGATGCTTTTATGGGTTCGGGTTCGGCTGGCAAGCAGTGCTTAAAATTGAATAGAAATTTTATCGGTGTCGAAATGGAAACGCCCACATTTAATAATACACTGGCGAGTTTAACGCAATAATATCATCCCAAAAGAAGCCCACAAAAGGTGGGCTTTTTGTTGTCTAAAATCCCTAAAACAAGCGGAAAAACAACAAGATACTGTGTATAATGACACCTGTTGTTTTAACCAGTTTTTTCTATTTCTTACCCTGCATCCAGGGCTTAAATTAATTTTAAATCAACCGATTAAATGATGGTTTGGGTTCTATTTTATTTGAACCGTTTAATATTAATTTTATGAAAAAGGAGTTTATATGCTTGTACGTTGCCCTGAATGTTTATCTAAGGCTCGGATTGCTGCCTCTGAGCAAATTACCAATAATACTCGCACGTTATATTGCCAGTGTTTGAACTTAAATTGCAGCTCTACCTTTAATGCCTCGCTAACATTTGGGGGAATAATACGCTCCCCAAAGCAAGGATCATCAAAACCGGACGGTACGAAGCAACCCGATCTTGTAAAGGATCCTAATCAACTGGATTTATTAGGCGATGAACCCGGACTGTGCGCGGTTTGAACCGTGGTTGCCGCGGCACTTTTTTGCATGATTATAGGATCGCTATTTTTCGTGCACAATTTTAGTGCGGAGGGGGAGGTGAGCGAATTCTTTGGGTTTTGGTGGTTTCTCGCGGTTAATGTGAGTGATGGAGATAGGCATGTGGGAACGTAAAGTTAAGACGGCAAAATGGAACGGTGTCGCGTTTAATATCCAGCAGACGACATTAGATAATGGCAAACGGTTACAGGTCGTTGAATTGCCCTATGCGGATGACCCTTATATCAAAGTGATGGGTGCTAAAGCGAAAGGAATTAACCTGGAAGCGGTCTTCGTTGGGGTTAACTCCCTGGTGGATGCGAACGGGTTCGTCGCTAAACTTGAAAGCGATCCTATTGGCGCGCTTGAGCACCCGTATCTGGGTGAGATGTCACTGGTTTATCAGAGTGTCTCGCAGTCATTCAGCACCAAGAAAGGGCTGGTTACCTTATCGCTTAAGTTTTTAAAGCAGGGTAAAGCGATTGTTTTAACCCGTGCACGCATTGATGAAAAGCCGATCAGTGAATTAAGTGATGAGGTAATGGCCATGTCAAAGCAGCAGTTTATGCGCGATATGGCAACGGCTTCACCCGATGAGGTAAGTACGCTGCAGGATGATTTTAATAATCTATTAAGCACCCTCAAATCTGTTGCGAGCAGATCAACGCAAGACAGTCTGAGACTGACCCGTTTACACCATGAGATCCAAGATGGCATCAGTACCGTGAGTACCATTGTTAACGCGCCGGGTAACTACGCTGATCACCTTAGCGCGATGTTCGATAATCTGACAAGGGTGCTGCTCGATGATAAAGACGACAATTCATCGAGCAATGTGGCGCTGAATCCGCTTCATACCGCCTCACATTCACTGCGTAAACGTATTAAAACGAGCCCTGTATCGGCGCACTGTAATATTCAAATCACGGTGGCCATCGTGCTACTCAGTGAAGAGCTTGCCTTGCTGAGTACAACAGAGCAGCCGACGATAGCGCTGTTTGTCGGTCAATCCATTGATAATATTGCGCGCAACATCAATGCCATCAGCACCTTGATTGAGGCACGCATCCAGGAGGTCACGCAGTCTGCCGATTATGAAAGCCTTGCCCTGGTTGAATCAATTAATGCCTTACATGAATCTGTTATTAATCAAGGTCAAAAAATAGCCCGGCTGCTGCAGACGATTAAGCGCATAGAGGTCATAAAACCTCGGCCGTTGCTGTGCATCGCGCAATCAAACGCGCACAGCAGTGCTGAAATATCTCAACTTAATTCAATACCCCACCCGTTATTTGTGAGTGGATTATTAAGGGTGCCGAATGAATAAATTAACCCTGTTTATTAATGGTCATCGCGTGCCGTTTCAAAGCGCCTCGCTGTCCTTCTCGCTCGGCCAGCTGGCGCATACTTTCAGTGCCACTGTGCCCGATGTCGAGATTAACGATCCGTTGCCGGTGCAATTCAAATTGAACAACACCCTTATTTTTACCGGGCAGATTGACAGTGCCAGTGATGATGTTTCAGGCAGTGAAGATAAAGTGAGTCTCAGCGGTCGGTCAAAATCCGCAAACTTAATTGATAGCCGGATCAAAATAGACGCCCGCTATAACCAACGTTTCGATCAGTTAGTTGAATATATTGTCGGTGATTTTGGTCTGACGGTAAAAAATAATCTGCCCGCAATGATGCCCTTGCCACTGGTACCGGAATTTCAAATCAATGCGGAATCTCCCGTTGCCAATCTGGCGCAAATCGCCAAGCAGCAAAACCTGATTTTAATGGAACAAAACGGGGTGATTGTGATTGAGCGGCCGGGGGAATTTACAGAAAAAAACATCCAGTTAAAATTGGGGGTGAATACCCAAAACTTGAGTATCAAACAGAACTGGGCGGATCAGTTTTATCATTATGAAATTCAAGGTGCCTGGGATGCTGCGGAAGCCATTGTGCTGGATGACAACATTAACCGCTGCCGGAAAAAAATCATTATCGCCGATAAATTACAGGATGAAGCTTCTTGCCGAACGCGCGCGTTGTATGAGCGCAATATCGCGATTGCAAAAGGATTGCATGCCTCGGCAACTTTGCCCGGACTTTATCCTGAGCTGACCGGGCTGGCCTTAAATAAATTAATCAGTGTTCAGAAGAAAAACTTTAAAGAAGATTTACTGATTAAAACAGTCAATATCAGCGTCAGTGACACATATGAAAGCACTTCTGTTGAACTTTTTCGGCCGTTTGGAGCATAAGCCATGTTTGAAATGATAATGAACCGGGTAAAGAATCTATTCGGTACCGGCTTGCTAACCCGCGTTGAAACCAAGTGGGTGCAACTGAAACTCGCCACTGGCGTGGTTAACGATCGCATTAAGCGGGTGCATAACTACGGTTTTATGAGCAGGCCATTGCCCGGCGCAAAAGGATATACCTTGTTTGTCGGGGGGGATACCTCACGCGGCATAACGGTTTGTGTGGAGGATGAACGTCACGAAATGGCACTGGAACCCGGTGATGTGGCGATGCTCGATAATAAGGGTAATTTAATCCATTTTCATAGTGGCGGCATTAAAGTTATCGCCAAACAAACCTTTGAACTGACCGCTCCGAACAGCGTCATTAACTCAGAAACCACCTTCAACGGTAAGACTACGATGAACGGGCTAACCACTATTAATGCGAATGCGAACGTTACCGGTATTTGTTCGGTCGGTGGGCTGGCTAAAATGGGTGGCGGTGCTGTGCCTGCCGTTGGTGGCATGGCCATGACGGGAGGGGACATTACCGTTGATGGTATCAGCGTAAAGCAGCATAAACATAAAGAAAATGACGATGTCACCGACGGACCGCAATAATAGGATTTGTATGAGTTATTTTAAATTAAGCGCCTTAACAGAGCCGTTAAACAGCCCGGACGGATTAGCGCAGGCGGTGTTGCAAAGCTTATTAAACGCGGAAAAAGCGCAAAAAAATGATCTGTTAGATGATGGCCAAGATAAGCAAGGATGGTGGGCAGGTGAGTTTGTTCGGGCGGTTGGTTGTCGTGATTGGACCTTAGCGCGTTCAAAGCAAACAACTGACACATTGAACCGTGCCAAACGTCACACAACGCAGGCGCTAAAGTGGCTGCTTGATGAAAAGATAGCAATAAATATCGATATTAACGCCTTTTTTGAGGGCGAGCGATTAATCCGGGTTATCGATATTACGCTACCCGATAACAGTCAACAGCAGGTGACATTATGAGTAATACCCCCAGCCTAGCCGCGCTTCTTTATCGTGCAAAAAGCACTATCAATAATAAATTAGGCGTCAGTAATCCGGCTACTGATGCGATTGCCGCAGCCATAGCGGGTGTTAGTTATGGGCAATATGCATATCAGGATTATTTGTTTAAGCAGTTAAATCCTGAAACAGCGGATGAACAGTGGCTGTATCTCTGGTCAAATCGTTTCAAGGTTGATCGGCTTTCATTTGTATTTGCAACTGGCTCGGTTAATTTTCAGTTAACAGCGGGCGTGGTGAATATTCCCAAGGGCGTGATCATAAAAACTGCAAATAACGTCGAGTACCAGGTGACTGCTGCGACTAGTTCAAATCTCCCCGTGCCTGTTCAGGCTTTAGAATCCGGTGACGCAGGGAATTTACCCACAGGCGTTAACCTCTATTTAGTGACAGCGGTAACGGGGCTAAATCCCGATAATATTCTTAGTGATGAAATCGCAGGCGGTGCAGGTTTAGAAAACGTTGAACACTGGCGGGAGCGTATTGTTATTGCCTATAACGATAAACAGATAATCGGTAAGTTAGTGGATTATGAGTATTGGGCTATCTCTGCGCATCCAGATGTTGACGTTGCCTGGGGGCTGGATAACACGCCGGGTATTGGGCACGTGACGGTTTATATTGGTCACCGTGACAGCAATCCATTGTTATCTCATGAAATCAAATTAATTGTACAAGACTACCTTGATGAAAATAGATTAGCGGGCTGCCATCTATTTGCAAAACTTCCCACACTTAAGCCTGTGCCAATTTCAATATCAGATGTAAGTGATGTCGATACTCGTGCATCAATTGAAACATTATTGCAGGAATTTATGAATGCGCGGCTGGGCAGTCGCACAGAGTTGCGCGCAAATGAGATATCCACGGTTATTACCCCCGTTACCAGCGAATTTACCTTGGTTTCTCCGACATCAACGACCTCACTGGCAGATGATGAGCTGTACACATTAGGGGATATCACATGGTTATAACACCTGACAATTATACAGCTGATGATTTTAAGGAGGCCGTCAGCGCTTTATTGCCTCCTGGTGAATATTGGCAATATGAGTCTGGCGATTCATTGGACAAATTATTGTCTGCATTAGGGCGGGAGTTTAAAACCACCCACGATGAAACACAGTTGAATATTTTATTTCAGCCAGATAATGCCGATGCAGGTTGGAGGATTGCAGATTATCAAACAATATTAACAATCAACCAAATAACCGGCACTGTATATGATGATAGCGCGGCACCTAATTTAATTTATATCGATGTAGAGTCGGGACAGACTGCCGGTAATTTAATGAGGTTGCTTGATGATTACCGATTACCACATACCGCATTTTGTTGGACGTTGAATAACAAGCAAACCCTGCATATTGGTGTTGCTCGTCAAAGTTTACAAATTAATCGAACAATAATGAGGGCTGTTTAATGGCATTGACCGTAACACAAGCAGGATTAGATAAAGCGGTGCAGGCTGATTTAGCGAGTGTCAGCTTTAAGATCACCCACGTTGCACTGGGGGCAAATGGCTACATCCCTAATAAGGAAATGAGCGCATTACAGAATGAAATTGCAGGAACAAGGGTTGCGCTATCCGGTGGTGAAAACGTAGCCCCTAATCAAATACATCTAACTGCACTCTTTGACCAAAACACAACGATTACCGCACGAGAAATCGGTTTTTATCTTGAGGATGGAACACTGTTCGCAGTAGACAGCCACCCAAGTGACGTGTTGGTGTACAAAAAACCAAGTACAAAATCAATTGAAGCATTTGATCTGATTTTAGATGCGGTGCCGCCGGGCAGCATTACGGTCAATACAGCGGGCGATTTAAGTCTTTATTACGCCGGTTCGTTCGCCGTGATGGCAACCGCTCAAATACACAATATGCGCCGCACGTTAATTAATTTAGCTAAAGTACCTGTCGTCGCTGCAGAGTCTGGCACCGGTGAGCTGGCCACTATTGGCGACGTTACCGGATCTATCGTAGGGCTCGACTTTGCTGAATCGGACAATGTATTTACGCTGACGTTAACACAACCAGAAACAGCCGTCGTGTTTCAAAATGTAGTCAGTATTTATACCGCAGTCGCGCAAGTCACACTGCTCATTAAGCAGGGGACAGGGGCTAATCAGGTAACGTGGCCTGATAATGTTAAGTGGACTAATGATCGAGCACCGACCCTATCTTATATTGCTGGGTACTCAGATATCGTTACTTTGCTCTATAACAAAAATACCGGTAACTGGTATGGGTTTTCTAATGGAGGATGGTTCAGTGCGTAATTTATTACTAGCGACCAGTGGCGCAAGCGTCGCCCGATCCCTTATTGAGGGGCACCATCGATTCCTTAAGATTAACCAAGGGGATACTGATAATGGTGAAGTACAGCATTATGTCACTAATAACCAAGGGGTGCTTGCCAATAACCGGCACTTCATTTCTAAGACTGCCCAAGAGTATCAACCTAATGGGGATGGGACTACTGAGGGGCAATCTCTTATGGTTATTGGCTATGCTTACGCATATATGGCGACAGGAGATCCCGCATACTTAGCGCAAGCTGTTTGGTATTGGGAGGCTTACGTAGACTATTTTTATGCGGGGCAGCCTATTCCAGAAACACCTCAACGCTGGATCTGTAACTGGATCGTTAATGCGAAAGAGCCTGTGCTCGCTAACTACCCGCTTAACCTCGACCACCCAACACAAGGAGGGTTTAAAGGAATAGAGCTAGATTGGGTCAATGGATTAACAATAATACCCCACGGTGCACCTACTTGGGGTGAGTACTTAGACAAGGCTACCTTCGCATTTGAAGGGGTTTTAGGTTGGGATGCTATCAATGCCTCGGTTAAAGCAGTTTATCCATCGGGCAGTACGGATTGGGACAATGACGGTATAGAGTATCCTGTTGATTGGGTAATACTATGGACAGGTGATAAAGTCGATTGGAATGGGGATGTGCTTAGTTCAGGGCATCCAATAGAAGATCATGGCACGGTTCAGTTAAAAGATACGACAGTCAATGGCACTGTAAAATTTAATTATACAACGCGTAATCCAGTCGAGCATGGTGGGTACATGATACCCCGCAATGCCGTGCAGCATAATAGACCTATCCACACCCCAATTGGCTCTTATATTAATAATATGGGGAATGCCGCGGATGGGGAGCTGTGGTTCATCGATGCCTGTAAGATGTTACATGATATTACCGGGGAAGATAAATATCATAAAGCAATGCAGTCTGTTCTGTTCACGGCTTATGAGTATAAAAATATTGATTCCTTAGATATGTATTTTCGCCAAACAACCGAAGCGAGTACCCCTTTTACTGATGGCATATCCTATACGTGGTCCTACCCCGATTTTGAGTATGCGTTCGATAGAGATGGTAGTGGATATATCACCATAGAGACGGTTTCTGGCGGAGATGTATCTATGGAGCAGCAGTCGATATCTTTTATGGTAAGTAAAGATACCCTCTGTCAAACCGTCTGGGGAGGTATCACTAAAACTAACTCCCTGCCTGTGTCGGCTGAAATTGAGTTGTTAGTTGCAGTAGATAAAGTGAAGGATAATGCCATACGTTATAAAGCCAATGTCCCCGCGTCGATTTCTATAGTGCCTATCGATTATCGAATACCGCTTTCTAAATTTACTCGTATGATGATGCCCAATGGGAATGCTTACCTTACGGCATCTGCCTCTGCGGTGACGGAATATGGCGGTGTCACTTACTCAGAGTCTTTTCAAACAATTTCAGGTGATGCTGTTACAGGGGATAGAGACAGTACGGTAGTCGATGCTGTCTTTGCCTCGGATTCAGGGGGATTCATTATCGGTTTCTGGTTCGCGGCAGGAGAGGTTGCAGATCCGAAGAGTATCACTTACAAGTCTAGCGCGGATGCCTATATAAAAATCGATGATGCAGACTTATGGGTGTGGCAGTGGCATCTGCCATCCACTAATGAGCAATGGGTAACTGTCGTATTAAATAGGGCTGATCTAGTATTGGCTTCATGGCAAGGGGATCATGCAGATGAAGACGTTAGGCCCAATACACCTAACTATATAACACTCGAAAAGATGACCGTTGGGAACGACAATGTAAATGGGCTTAATTTTTCATATTACTGTATTAACGATATACCCCCGGTGTTTGACCTAGCGTCAGGGTATGCCTTTAACTACCGAATCACCGTCATGGGTGATGATGCATATAATGCTGTATTGGGTGATTGCACCTTAAAAAACACTTTAGGCAGTGGGCTAGATTATACCCCTGGCGTTATCCCCTTCAGTAATATATATGAGGTAGGCACAGAGCAGATGGGGGCGTGGCATGGATTACCTTATCCCGGTTACCAAAGTCCTATGATGTATGCATTAGGCGTTGATTCAACGAAGGATCCCATCTACTTGACCAATACAATTAACTTTTTATATGACTCACAACAAGCTTACTTCAACCAGTTTGGCGTACTAGGGCCGGGAATGTCAGCTTACATTTGGGACCGGTGGGATAACGTTGAGTATGGCTCTGCTAATACATGGACAATGTATCATTGGGGAGATGGGCATGCTTGGAGTGGTTATCAGCCTCGCGCATACGCATGGGCCTGTAGAGCATGGCAAGTATTAGTCGATGGCGGCAAACCTGTGCCGACTAAGCTAAAAGATTATTGTGAAAACTGGGCCAAATGGCTCGTTATGTTTACAACCACGAATAACCCTACCCATGTATTACCTTATGAATTTCCTTCTGCTAGTTTGCCTGTTGTAGAGACGGATGATTTCACCGGACACATGGCAGGGCTATGGTTAGCAGGTAGCGCAATACTCGGGATATTGGGCAGTACTGTCGAGGGCTTAGATAGTTTAATTGAAGATTGTATGACTGAGATTCAAAAGAACTACACAGTAACGGATATCCCCGGACACCCAATGAATGGTTCATGGACTCCTGCTGCACGTTCAAGTGGAGATAATGGTATGTTTTTTGGATTTTGGGCTGCTGAGATACTGAGAGGGTTAGGGGCGTATATTATTTATAAAGAAGGTAACCATTCATTTAACTGATTTAAATGATTCTAAAAAGGATTCAAAATGGCATTAACATTAGAAGAGCAGCTCGCTGAAGCAGTGAGTGCGACAAACGCACTCACACTCGTTGCTGAGCAAATAATTAATAATGGCGCAGAGCATGCGTTATTAATACATCAATTCCTGCCATACAACCCGCAGCGCACCTATAAAACAGGAGAAGTGTGCACTATAGAAACAGCCGGCGAAGTGATCGCCATGCAAATGTATGCCGGCCCGCATTTAACCTGTGTGAATAAAAACCCGTCGGACTTAGCCAACCGTCACGAACAATGGTCAGGCGCCCCTGCTCCTTGGTGGTGGATCCCGTATACCGGCAACACGCCAGGACAAATGTCCGGTTGGTTATCGGATACCGTTCCAGAGCAAGCCGTATTGGAAAATGAAGTGGATTTAAACGCGCAGTTGTATTGGCGTTTAGCGAATGCCTGGCCTGAGTTGGTGAGCGCAGGGGTGATTAATACCCGAGATATTTTAGGTCGATATACGCGTACTGCCGATGGGGTGGATTATTTAGTAAACACCACCCATGAGGATGCGATAAGAAATATCACTGGTGAATTGAAAACAAACTGGAACCTATTCGATAACTACGAAAGCAACGGGGCGTTTAGAAACCTGACGGGTGACATCGAGCAGTCGCCGACGACCTCGGGCTCCGGCGTTCTAGGCGGTGACTTTAGTTTTGACGCTTCAAGAATTGTGCCAACGGCGGCACAAAACCAGCCCGTCACATCAGTTGAAAACAAAATAGTATTTATATAGGTGATAAAATGATTAATGCAAAATACTGGGTTTTTGATAAAAAAACGAAAGTCGTCAACCCCAAAGAATTAACGGCGAGCATTAGAGCTGGAACGGCTCAAATACCGAGAACGGCATTAACCGTGCGCCCCCTCGCTGAAAAGGCCGGCTTTGCAGTCGCAGCAAAAGCAGACCTGAGTGGCACTGAGTACATCGCCGACAATCGGGGTAAAATAATTTACAACACCGACGATTCCAAAAAAATAAAAACCATATCTGAACTCGGTGAAATAGAAGCCGGTTGGACGCTCGACAAACCTTTGTCATTCTCTAAATGGGAGAATGGAAACTGGGTGCAGCAGTTAGATTTATTGCAGCAAGACAAACATAAAGCAGTCAGAAATTGGCGCAACCTTGAGGAAAGCAAGCCGGAGCAAAGGGTTATTGTTGATAGTCTCCAATGGGATGCTGAACCTGCTTCGCGCGATAGAATACAGTCAACGCTGCAATCGGCCTTTATTCCGCCATTTTGGACCGATGCAGATAATGTTGATCAAGCCATTACCCGTGAACAACTGCAAGCCGTGCATACCGCGATTGTTGAACTTGGCTTTGCTATTCACGCCCGTCAACGGGAAATGAAAGAAGAGATAGCCGCGTTAACAAGCTGTGCAGCCGTCAATCATTACGTGATAGGTTGGCCTGTCTAATTGTCCCATTAAAGCGGCATTCCGCCGCTTTGTACTTAACCCGCTTTTATATCCCGCCCCTAAAACATCAACGTCTCGCATCACCGCTTACACTTGGTTATCTTATCCAGATTAATAGTTAAGTGACTTATGTGGGATAAAAAATGGCTCAAGATAATGACGCAATCAGCTCAAAACTGGCGATTCAGCGGTTAGAGATGCACCAGGAAAACGGCACCAAAGCCTTAAATGAAATGTCCGCTTCATTAAGCGAATTAGTGGCAATGCAAAAAAGGCACGAGATATTTCACGCTGAAGTGCGTGGCGAGTTAACCGCCGAGAAACTGGAAACTGCCCGCGCTCATACCCGTATCACCAAAATTGAAACAATCCACACCTGGTTTGTGCGCCTGGTGCTGGCCGCTATTACCGTCCAGGCACTGTCATTAATTTATGCTTAGGAGGCTAATATGAACCGTCAAGAATTTATAACCCGCTGGCCGAACTTTAAACCCGAAGAATTTATGTGTCACTGCGGCAAATGCGGGCCGGGCACCGGTCTGCTGATGAAAGCCAGTAACCTAGATAAACTGCAGGCATTACGCTCCGATTGTGGCTTTGCTTTCCCAATCAGCAGTGGTTACCGCTGTCCTAAGCATCCCGTCGAAAAGAAGAAAAAGGAGCCGGGTGCGCATGGTCATGGGCAAGGTGAGGATATTAGCGTTGCGGGTGAAAATGCTTTAATACTGGTTACTAAAGCCCATCAACACGGTTTTACGGGAATAGGCATCAGTCAAAAGGGGCAATCTCGCTTTGTTCACCTCGATGATATGGACAACCAGCCCAACCGTCCGCGACCTTGGATTTGGAGTTATTAATGCTAAGCGCCAAACAGTTCAATCAATGGCGTATATTCCCGCGCCTTATTGCTTTCTTTATGGCTTATATGTGGATGCAGTTTAATCAATATTTTTTCTCGATACCGATGATTGATCAATCTGAATGGGCCTTTATTCAATACGGTATTATCACCGCCACCTTTGTCGGTTTTGCTAAATTTTACATGGAAACAGGAGGCCAGAATGCCAATAACAATGATCCTTAGTTTATTAACCGGCAAGGCTAAAAAGCCATTATTGATTGCCTTCGCGATTGCCGTAGTTCTGCTGGGTTTAATGACCGGTTACTTTTACATAAAACAGCAAGGTTATGAAAACGGTTATACCGTTGCCGAGCAGCAATTTTTAAAAGAGAAAGACCAGGCGGTGGCCGCTGCCATCAACGCGGTGAAACAGAAAAATAAAAGTAACCAAAAAATAGCCGCAACCTATTGGAAAAACGAACTGGCCAAGAAACCCAAAATACAGATGATTGAAAAAAGGATAATCGAATATGTGCAAGCTCAAGACCCTGATGATACTGACTGCCAGCTTGATGATAATGAGCTGTTCATCCTCCAAGACCTCGTTGCCATTGCCAACGCAACTACTCCCTAAACCGACCATTGACCAGGCATTAACTCAACCCTGCAGCGAACTGCCAACCCCCACCGCAAAAAACAAAAGCACGCACCTTTTATGGAAGAAAAATCTAATCTTGTTATACGGAGAATGCCGGGCAAGGCATAACGCACTGGTTGAAGTGGTAGGAGATAAACAAGGGACTGAATAGCCCCTTTTGCACAAGCCCGGTAAATACATCTTTAAAATGAAAAGTCAATTTATAATCTAATGTTGAATCTATCTAACTGTTTTATAAGTTTATTGTGATATGATTTTTATCAAATAATAAATGTGTATTAGTAAGAATGCAGACTAATACACTGTTAAACGGCTTTCAGGGGGATAGGTGTCATATGTTTAATCCAAATCAAAGTGTTTTGGAACTGAAAATCTTTAAAGTAACTCTATTTGTTTTGATTTTTTTATCCATACTTTCAGCTTATTTTATTGCCACTTCGCTTGAGTTAAAACTGTCATTAACTTATGAAGGGTTTAATAATTTTTTCAACGTTTTTAAGTTTCCATTATCAATGTTGGCTTTAATAATTCCTTCTGTTGCGTTAATTGCAACGAACCATCGATCAGAGCAAACTAGGGAACAGATCAGAGTTACTAATAACCAAAACAACTTTACTAATTACTATAAGCACATAGAAGAATTTGATAAATACCATATGCAGGTGAATAAAGTCGACAAATTTATTTTATCTTATGATATTCGCTACTTGCACTCAGTTATTTTTGATCAGTCTAAGGGGGGGATTTACGAGCCAAATAAACAACTTATGTCAGAAATGGTATTGTATTCCCATAGTGTTTTTAAATTATTTTCTCTAGCGAAAAATGATGATGAATCTAGGTTAAGTACCTTATCAAAATTTATGAAAACACAGGAAGATTTTCATGCTAAATATAAAGTATCCTCTCCCAAGTGGTCTTCTACGATACATTTTAGCAACATAGGAGTTCCTGATAGTGTTTATGAGATGCTTGCCTCTGTTATTATTCTAGCTGTTGAAATAAACAGTTTATATAAATTTAATACAAGTTATGTAGAAACTCGTGAGCTAAGTGATTTAATCAACTTTGATTTGTCAAAGTATCATAATTTAAGTGTTTATGATTGGGGTATAGTAAGCTCTAAAAACTTTTTAGAGGAGTTAATAGCCGTTTAACTAAGAACTTTAAACGGACAAAAAACAGTTGGTTTTGCTCCTTCGTCGCTTATTTTAACCAACTATTTCATTGCCTGTTAACAGGGCGTTCGTCAAGGCATACTAAATATGGACATCAAATGTTAAAAGAAATTATAATTTGGCCTACAGAAGAGAATAAAGGACATCAAAGAGGTGCGTTTTTTGAGAAACTCGCAAACACCATATTTACAACACAAAGGTACAAAGTATCTGGTAATATCCAGTTTACTGGAAGAGAGTTTGATCTTCATTGTGAGCACATGGATCGCTTTAATGAACGGTGCTTGGTAGAGTGCAAAGCTAAACAAAGCCTTAGCAGTGATGAAATTAAAAAATTTGTCTTCAGTGTTGGTTTTGATAACTTTGATTTTGGTTATTTTCTCTACACTAGAAGTTTTGAACGTCAAGCTGGCGGGTTAATCAAAGAAATTCAAAATGACGATAGGTATAAAAATCTCTATTTTTGGAATGCAGAAAAAGTAATTGAATTACTTGTTGCATCTGGGTCTGTAGCAGATTTCATTCTAAATGAAAAAATACTTAATGTTTCTAAAATAATCCTTCTTTACAGTTACAAAGGGATTTACTGGGTGCCGATTCTGTCATCTGGAACAGTTCCCACCCACTTTTCTGTGTTACACGGAAAGGACTTATCAGTGCTTGAAGACGATGATAGGATTTTTGAAATTCAAGATTACATCGATGAAATACAATCTCTTGAATTTCACAAACTGAGCCCCCGTTCTAATCAAGCCAACGAGGTTGTTTCTGGAAGTCTAGAAATTACAGAAATGGAAACTGTAACTGAAATTCAAAGCTCCGATAGTTGGGATGATTATAAGCCTGCATCATTAAAGTATTTTGTTGGAAGAAAGAGGCAGAAAGATAAAATCTTTGGCTTCTTGAATGACGTAAAAAATGACGGAATAGATAAGCGTGTATTTTACATAGATGGGAAGTCAGGTTGGGGAAAAAGCTCGCTAATGAGCGACTTAAGAGAGCGCTGTAGGAACCAGCATTATAGGAACAAATACTTAAGTGTGGTTATTGATTCTAGAAGTGCAAATTCAAATAATTTTCTGCCGCTAGCATATGAATTATTGATTAAAAAAGCTATAAAAGAGAAATTTGTACCAAATAAATACTCTAAAATAAAAATCCCATCCGCTTTTGATATTGTTGGTGATGATCTTTCTCAAGAGTTGGCAGAATGGTTGGAAAATCAATCAAAGGTGTTGGTACTGGTATTTGATCAGTTTGAGGATGTCTTTAGAAAAGAAGGTGTGTTCAAAAGTTTTTATAAGTTTCTGCTGGATATCAATAATCTAAAGTCTAATATCATCCTAGGATTTTCTTGGAAATCTGAGGTCAATATACCTATCGAAAATGAAGCGTATCATTTGTGGCAACAATCGCGAGATCACGCGTTAAAAATCACGCTTGATGAATTCGATGCGGCTGAAAGCAAGTCGATCATCAAACAGCTTGAAAAGGATATTTCGGAAAAATTTGACATCGACTTTGTAAGAAAGGTAGTTGATAACTCCCAAGGCTATCCTTGGTTAGTAAAAAAACTCTGCATTCATATTAAGAAGAAAGTTTCACAAGGGCTAAGAGTCGATGATTTATATGAGCAAGACTTCCAAGTTGAAAGTCTCTTTACTTCGGATTTAGAGGAGCTTAGTACGGACGAAGTTAAGGCTTTACGCTTTATTGCAAAGCGTGCATTCGATGATCAAGCGCTTGATATAACTGAGCTTGATGAGGTAGTAAAAAGCGAAACTGTTCAGCATTTGATACATAAGCGTTACGTCATTAAAAGTGGCACTAAATATAATATTTATTGGGACATATTTAGAGACTATCTTGTGCTAGATAAAATCCCTCCTATTGGTGAAACTTACTTAATAAGGCAGCCTGTAAATTCAGTATATGAGTCTTTTCTAGCATTTAATCATGGAGAAAATCTCAGTATAGTAGAGTTTATGGATAAAAATACAAGTTCAGGTGCAGAAGGAGCTGCTTTAAATAAACTAAGGGAATTACGGAGTATTGGTCTAGTCAATTATAAAGAAGGGATATATTCAATAAAAGTAGATGGCACCGATATTAATAAAGACTATTTTCGAGATTATATTTACGATAAGTTAGAAAAACACTCCTTTACACTTGAGTTAAGAAAGATTCATGGGCGTGAAATAACTTTAAATGACCTTTCTACGATTATTGATAATAAAGTTCAATCAACAAAGTTTGCTACTAAAACGCTAGAAACATATGGGCAGACATTTTTAGGCTGGCTCGATTTTGCTGGCGTGACGATACCGAATCTAAGCGCTACTGTGATGAGGCAGGCAAAGAATGCTTTATCATATACTCCCCAGATGTACCCTTCTGATCTCGAAGAATTCATTGTTTCAATTGATCATAATTATGTGCTAACTAAATCTAAAAAAGAGCAGAAATTACTATACGATGCAAAATCACTTGGGTTGCTTAGGTATTCTACAGAGACCTTAACACTGACTGGTATTGGAAAAAAATCTCAGAGTAGAGATGTTGCTGAGCGAAGAATGATAATTGCAAACTGCGCCAGAAAAACGGATAAAATTAATGTTGCTTATGATGTTTTAGTTCAGGATCCAAGCATAAAATCTAGGAACCTTAAGGACCATATAAGCAGTATACTTGACGGGCTTAACAGCCAGGTTTATCGAAACAAAACATCAAGGGCTTTGTATCTTTGGGCAATATATATTATTGAAGCGGAAAACGAATATAACAAAGCAATGCATGCGACAAGCTCGTAATTGCTGCGTTAAGTAGCAACGTAAGCTCAAACTCAAAGGTTATGAATGAAAAAAGTAATATTGAAACAATATGAGGCCATACATTGGAAAACATTCAAAATACTGGAGCCAGATACTGGTAAGTTTTATTGTCGCTATGAATATAGAAGAAAACCAGCACTAAGAGTCGAAATTGATACACCAAAAGCAAGATCCTTAAATGGTTATTTGTTAATTGAGAAAGACTTAAGGAATACTTTGATTTGGCTTAAACAAATTAAAGTTACTTTAGATTTACATGAATCTACGAACAAGCAAAAGGGGCATATGGCCAGTGGAGATCGTGAAATTTTTGATACAGTTAAAGGCTTATTTGTTGCTGCGCTGACGTTTTATGGGAAATGCTTTTCAACTTGTAAAGGCCGTAAACTTAAGCTAGACAAAAAAATAATAGCAGAAAAGTATAAAGATACTCATTCCTATATGATCCAAATGAGGAATAATTTTGCTGCACATAGTGGAGAAATAAAAGTCGAGACAGCCAGAGTTGTTTTGGCGTTAGATAAAAACAAAAGGAAAAATACGTTTCCACATATAGCTAAAGAAGTTTATCAACCTGATACTTGCTCATTTGAAGATGTAACTGATTGTATAGCTTCAGTAAATCACCTACATGTTCACGTAAACGGTAAAATAGATACTCTAGTGGAAAAAATCATGAAAGATGATGTGTTTGGTGAAGGTCTTAATCAATGGTATGAAAAAGCTACTTAACAACAGTTAATCAACAAGGACAAAATACGGCTGGCTATCTCGCTTCGCTCGTATTTTAGCCCGCCAAATTTTGCCTGTTATTAAGGCGTAGAGGCTGTAGAATTACTCACTTTTTATAACTTTATGAAAACTTGAACTTTTTAACTTATTGTTTTAAATATAAATTAAATTTCGAGAAAGTGTGTTTTTTCTAAAAATGGAGAAATTCTACAGCCTCGTTATTGAACTATTTTCAACACCTCATACTCCTTCATTTTAAGCACTTCAAATCCCGCAAAGTCATTTAACTCCAGTAAGATTTCCCCGATCGGTTTGATTTCGTTTTTATGAAACATCTTATCCACTTTATTAAGATCACCGACCGGGCTAAAGCCCTCACGCACAATGCTCATTAAATCCAGCGGAATACGGTGCGCTGAAAGGATATCGCCGGTGGTGACGTTCTTCATTTTGCTGAATTCGTCCTTCGCATCGAGCTGGCCAACGGGAATAAGTTCCGGTTTTTCTTTGTCTTTCCCTTTGCCATTGACGAACATATTTTTAAAATTACCCAGACCTTTAGCGCTGTTGAGTTTTACTTTAATATCCTGCTCCTGGGCATCGGTCAGGTTCGGGTTGTTCATGTACAGCAAAAAGCCGGAATGGGCGCCGTTTAAATAATATTTACGGCGGAAAAGGGTGGCGTCTTCATTTAGCCAGACACTCGAGAGTGACGCAAAATATTGCGGAATGCCGTAAACCTCTTGGGTGACGTCATATTCCATCAAATGAAATACGGTGTTTTCTTTATAGTCGATGGTTTGATTTTCTGTTTTGTATGAGTAGCAGTTTTCTTTTTCACGTCTGCGGATATACATGGCGGGTAAATGTTTAAAACTGATTTCACCCAGGCCATTGGTCACCTTAAGCAAGTAGGCATTGCCGAACACTCCAAAATCAAACAGAAAACGGTTAAAATCCCGTTTGGAAAGTTGGCCGGTTAATTCAACTGCTGCACTGACCATATTACGTTTTGCATAAATAGCCGAGGAATGCATGGCATTAGCGCGTAAGGTTTTTGCCAATCCCTCAAAGGAGACCGGCGGCTCAAAGTAACCATCAATCAGATAGGTTTCTACGTAGTCCGATATATCACTGTTTAACACGGATTCCGGTTCGCCAAATTCTACAAACATTGTTTAATCTCCAATTGAAATAGTGGGTGCGAGGTCTTCTTTAATATTGACCCCTTCTAAACTGAGCAGATGCATGGTCGCCATGGCGACATCCGCATGTGAGGTTTCTTTGGTTCGGGCGGCGGTGAAAGTCACTTGCCCGCTGTTTTTGGTGGTGCTGCGTTTGATCATTAAAAAGGCGTGGATAATGTCATCCCACAGACCATCAAAGAGCAGGCGGTTCGCGCCAATGACTTCCCGTGCCTTATAAACCATGTGTGTTTTAGTATTGATGCTGTAAACAATGCGCGTCAGTTGCGGGAAAAATACTTCGACCAACTCAGCTACCACGGCACCAATCCCCGAGATATCCATGGCGATTTCAACCACGTTGTATTTGTCCGTGAGCTCTTCCAGCTGGTCGGCTTGATGCTGATAGGACAATCCCTGCAGGCGGAGTTTTTCAATCAAGCGGAATGCACCGCCTTTACGTTTTGGCGGCAGCGCTACTACCACGGCGGCTTCATCACCTTGACCACTGGGATCATAACCAATCCAAACCGGGGCATTGCCCACGGGGCGCGTCGCCTCCATATCCACATCTTTCCAGTCAATAGAATCAACCTTACAGGCCATCAGCTGTTTTAAATCAAAGACAGAGTGCGAATCATCCAGGAAGACACAGCGCAGTAAGTTATCAAAGACCTCTTTATCGGGATATTTGCGGTGCAGTTTTTCCATATTAAAGAAATTAGCGCCGCCCTCAATGGCATCATCCACGGTGATCACTTGGCGGTAGATACCGTCCGGTCCTAACGCGCCATGCTTAAGCGCCTTGTGACTAATATCAATCTTGTCTTTTTTACTGCCTGCCCATTTCGGGTAGGCTTCATGGGCAATCGATGAAGGGGTGGAAAGATAAGTGGTCCGCCACTTATCGTGCATCGACATGCCGCCGGCTAAATCATCCAGGGTTTTAAATTTAGGGATCCAAAACACTTCATCAATATACAGATGGCCGTGGAAACCCTGTGCCGTGCGGGAGTTGGTTGATAAAAAGTAAAAAATCGCGCCGTTACTGAGCTCAATTTCATCTTTGCCTTTTAAGTCCACTTCGCCTATCTGCAGGGCAAACATGCGAATGTAGTTTTTAAATATCTCCGATTGTTTTTTAGAGGCCGATAAAAACACCTGGTTATCACCGGTTAAAATCGCATCTTCAAAGGCTTCATAAGCGAATAAATAAGTTAAACCAATCTGGCGCGACTTAAGGTAAAAGCGCATCCAGTTCAGGGCGGGATCCGCTTTAGTATTGAGTATCTCGGTTTGATATTTGAAAAAGGTTTTATCCCGGAAATTATCAAGCAGGTCTTGGGTAATACCTGAAATATCATTTTTGATCTTGTTCGGGCGTCGGCCGCGGTTTGAACCGTCTTTTGCACCACCGCTACTGAACTTGCGTTTCGGATCGCCCATGTGAAACTTAAGCAGCACTTCCAGTTCGCGTAACTGCTTATCGGTTTTTTCATCGACCCAGGTTAAATAGGCAATACGCTGGCGGGTTACCTGTTCTGGGGGCGCATCATCGCGCAGTGTTTTCCAATCAAATTTAGCAATCCAACTTTGCACCGTGCGATCGGTGACTTCAATTTTTTGGGCTATTTCGCTGGCCGTTCGTTGGCACAGGTATAAGCCCAACGCTTTTGTTTGCTGCGTTGTATAGAGGATATTTCCGTTGTCGTTTGTGGGGTTGAGTTCTGGCATGGGCAAAGTATGCAAGGAACACAGGCGCACTGCATAAAAGCCCGTTTTATATGGGCTAACTAAAAAGGATGGAGATATAAACAGTGCAAAAAACTTACTAGGATGGCGTTCTCTTAAAGAGTAAACCGACAACCCAAAGGTATTGACTGATGTTTAAAACTGAATTTATTTGTATTTTAACCGCAGGGCATACGGTAGATGGTCGGGAAGTCTCGCAGCAAACGCTCAATGAAATCGCCGAAACCTACGACCCAGAAAAATACAATGCGCGCATTAATGTGAACCATAGCCTGTACAGCTCAAAGCTTGGCAGCGTGCTGGCGGTTAAAGTGGAAGGGGCCAAATTACTTGCCCAGTTAAAGCCTAACGACCTGCTTTTATATTTAGTTCAACAAGGGCAATACCTGCATACCTCCTGTGAAATTGTCGGTGATTTTGCCAAAACCGGCAAAGCCTATTTAACCGGACTGGCGGTGACCGATGAGCCGGCCAGTTTGGGCACGACTGAGCTGCATTTATCTGCGCAGCAAACACAAACAGGCGCTGAGCTGTATTGCACCTCTGAGTCCATCACGCCCGAAAAACCTACCCTATTAAACAAACTATTCAATAAAAAGGATGATCCCGAAATGACGGATAAAGCCACGTTAGAGATGCTCGCTCAGATGCAAGAAACCAATGCCGCACAAGTCACCGCCTTGACGGCTTTATCAACGGGCATCACCAGCCTGACCGTCAAACTGACGGCAAAAGAGCCCGAAGATGATAAAAACCCGAAAGGTGAAGACACTGAAAAAACCGCGCTGCAGGCAGTAACGGACAAGCTGTCGACCTTAACGGATAAGTTTGCCGAGCAGCAAACCACTATCGCCGGTTTAACGGACAAACTATCAAAAGTAAGTGATGAACCGGAACGCAATCAGGCAACAGGCGGTGATGGCGACAACCTGGACGATGTTTTATAACCGCTGGCTGACCTTTTAAAAAATAGTAGAGAGAGTAATAAAATGGATAAATTTACCCGTAAAAAAATCACCGCATTAGAGCTTGCGGTGGCGCAGCAGTATGACACTGAAAATGTGGCACAAACTTTCAGTATTACGCCCAATAAAGCGCAGAAAATCATTGCCCAGGCGCGCTTAGAAAATACCTTTTTAAACCGCATTAATGTGGTGTTGGTGAAAAACCAACAAGGCGAAGCGATTCGCATTGATGCCACGGGCATGATTGCCGGCACAACAGATACCACAAGCCAAGACCGCGCGCCTAAAGATCCGCATTCAAAAGGCGGCACGACCTATCACTGCCAGCAAGTTAACTTTGATACCTTAATTAAATACGTGACCCTGGATGCCTGGGCGCATGATCCTAAGTTTAAAACCTTAGTGGCCGTGCAGACTCGTAAACAAATTTCAACGAATCAGATTCAAATCGGTTTTTACGGTCAATCGCGCGCGGCAACCTCCAACTCGGTCACCAGCCCGAAAGGCGAAGACGTTGCCGAAGGTTGGTTTAAAAAATTGGAAGATCAAAACGCTGAAAACTTCTTAATGGAAGGCGGCACCGTGGGTGAGATTCGCATTGGTGAAAAGGGGGATTACGTTAACCTTGATGCCGCGGTAAATGATATTAAACAATTGATTGAGCCTGAATTTGAAGATGATGGCGACCTGGTTGCGATTATCGGCTCTGAACTGCTGGCCGATGATAAAGCCAAATTTTATGACCTGCACGGTAATACTCCCTCAGAAAAATCCCGTATTGAAGATAAACAGATTATTGCCACCTATGGCGGTTTAGCGGCGTATAAAGTGCCTTTTTTCCCTGCCCGCGGGATCATGGTGACCTCCTTTAAGAATCTGTCTATCTACATCCAAAAAGACAGCGTGCGCCGCTCTATGCAGGACAATGCCAAACGTGACCGCTATGAAACCTATCAGTCTCAAGAGATGGATTACGTGATTGAAGAGTTAGGCAAAATTGCCGCGCTTAACTTTGCCAACGTCAAACTTACCGATGATGGCGGCACCACCTGGGCGTAAGCCTTAACCAGTTCACCCCCCATAGGCGGCGCTGATTTATTGTTAATGAAGAGTTGAATACTCGACTTATTACAATAAAAAAAGCGCTTAGCCTATCTCATTTAAGGATTAAATATGGCGCAACTCATATCAAATAAATCAGAAGCCTATAGCAGTGAATTAGCCGCGACTGCGTTTTATCCTGTCCTTAAACTGTCTGAGTTTCAGTCTCTGTTTCATTTTTTAGAAGATGAAACAGAAGCTGCCATTCTGCATAACGCCACCATTGAGCGCATTAGCGTTCACCGTCAGTTAAAACCGTTAACCGGGCAGTATGAAAACCTGCCGGCGTTATCGGTCGCCTTGTTTGAGGATGAAGTGACGGCTGAGCATCTTTATAAGCAGGCTGTTTTTTGTAAAACCGCCGCGGCACTGATCGGCAATCGCCTGGCAACCGATGCCACTAAAGAAGCGGCTGACCGACAAGCCGCGCTGGATATGCGGGCGGATAATCTGCTGAGCAATTACCGCAATGCAATCGATCAGTTACTGCTGAGCAACAGCGGTTATACCTTTGAGATGATCTGATGGAATATTTACAAAGCCTTAGTGACTACTTAATTAAGCATATTGTCAGCAAATCCGATTTAGCAGCCTGGGCAGAAGATGGTGAAGTGTTATTTAGCCCCAGTGTTGTCGAGCAGGGTTATGAGCTGCGCTATACCTGCAAATTTGAACTGTCCGATGTGGACATTAAACCGGCGCGTTTATTTATGTTGATTGCAAACTGGGTGCAACAGACCAACCCGGACCGAGAGACACAAGGTTTACAGGCGCCGTTATTTTTTGTCGAACGTCTGGCCAATAACCGTTATGACCTGGGCATAAAAATAGACTTTATTGAGCAGATGCAATTTGTCGAAGATGCACAGGGTGAATGGTTAGTGGATGGCAAAAAAATGGCGCTGCGAAGTGATTTTCAGGCACCTTTTGATGTTGAACATGCCGCTGAGCTGATTATTTTTGACGGCCATTCACAAGATAACAGCCTGCAAAACTGATGCAGATAAAAACGCCTGAGCACCTCACTACCTTGCTTAAAAGCCTTTCATTAGACGATAAAACGAAATTTGAGCTCAACAAAAAGCTGGCCAACCATACGCGCAGAGAATTTAGAAAGCAGGTCAAAGCGCAGCGTTCTATTAGTACCGGGAAAAGTTATGCACCACGTAATAAGCAAGCGCTAAAAAAGAACCAGCCTAGCCGGAAAAATATGCTGATGGGCTTTAGTCGGAATCTTAAAACCGCTGTCAGTCGTGATGAATTTAGCGTCGGATTAGCGGGCCTTGAGGGGCATATTGCGCAAATACACAATGAAGGTAAATCCGTTGTTTATACGCGCAAAATCAATGCTTTTTTTAACAGTAAAACCAACAGATGGGAAGGTGGTACGCAACAAAAAGCCGCGTATAGCATGCCCAAACGCGACATGATTGGCTGGAATAAAACCTTAGAAAGAGAGCTGGTTCAGATCATATTTAAAGAAATACAACCTAAGTAGAGGACGTTATGCAGACATTTAAAATCAAACCTACCGTCAAAGGGAAGGTCGTGAAAATGGTACGTGATCCGGTCACCTATGAAGCGCTGAAGGTTGCCGGGGAAATCAAACCGCGCAACAGTTATTGGCTGCGCCGAGTGAGTGATGGTGATGTGATTGAAGTATCCACCGCCGTACAGAAAAAGGAGCAATAGATGAGCAGTATCAGCTTTAATGAAGTCCCCGCCAATATTCGCGTGCCGGGCGTCTATATCGAAATAGATAACAGCCTGGCGAATAACGCTGAAGATTTGCAGCGTGTGCTGATTGTCGGCACAAAAACCGGCGGTGATACAAATGATAATACCGTTGTCTTAACCGTTACCCCAGACGCCGCCGCTGACCGTTTTGGCGAGGGTAGCCAAATTCATAAGATGGTCAGCGCTTTTTATGCACAAAACATTTCCCTGCCAATGTATGCCGTGTCGGTATTGGTAGATGATTTGGCCAGCGCGTTAGCGGCAACCGGGGACGCGCAATATCATCATATTGTTTGTGCCTTTAATGATGAAGCCAATGTCCGTGTGTTAGCTGATTATTTACAGGATCGTTACCACGCACTACAGCAGATACCCGGACTTGCCTATATCGCTAAAAAAGCCGTGCACAGTGAATTGGTGGCGTACGGTGAATTGTTTAACAGCCCCTTTATTAGTGTGATGCCGGTGAATGCCCTTGTCGATAGTGCCGATTCTGCGCTAACGGAAGAGGAGTTAGCCAGCGCCTGGGCGGGGCAGATTTCAGCCAGCCTGGCAATTGACCCTTGCCGGCCATTGCAAACCTTGCCGCTGAACAAGGTTTACAGTAATGCCCTGAGTGAATGGGAATTCTCCGAGCGTAACCTGCTGCTTTATTCCGGTATTGGTACCTACCGTTGTAATAATGCCAAGCAAGTCTTTATTGAACGCCCGGTGACCACTTACAAAGAAAACGCAGCTGGCGCGGCAGATGACAGTTATTTAGATATCACCGTGCCGGCAACGGCCATGTTCTTTCGCCAAAAACAGCGCTCGCATATCTTAAGTAAATTTGCACGCCATAAGCTGGCCAAAGACGGGACCCGATTCGCACCCGGTCAGGCCGTCGTCACCCCGGCCATTATCGAAGCAGAATTGTTATCACTGTATTTAGCCTTGGAATATCGCGCCATTGTGCAGGATTTTGCCGGGTATAAAAAAAGCCTGATTGTAGAGCTGGATGCTGATAATCCGTCGCGTATTAACATTCAAGACAGCCCGCAGTTTGTCAACGGCATGATCATCTATGCCGGCAAGGTGCAGTTTAGAAAATAAGGTGTTTGGTGGCCTATTGTCACCAATCAACCCATAACCCAATTTAAGGAAAAACAGATGGCAATTATTACCTCGCGTGGTTTTCTCGATGCCGGCAATGTAGGGCGCTTACCGACCAAAGAGGGCGGAACGGTAAACTTTGGTAATTTAAAGCGTGAAGCCGTGATGGGTGACGATGGTGTGCTCGGGCACACGGAAACATTTGAAGGTGCCCCGTTTATCAAAGTCACCCTGGCCGATTCAACGGCACTGGATAAAGAAGCGCTGGAAAACTTTGTCGGGCAAACCGTCCTTTATTCCACCAATAACGGACAAAAATTCTCTTTGGCCGATGCCTGGGTGGGGAATGTCCTGGAGTTAAATGTCAAAGAAGGCATCTTAGAAGTGGAATTTTACGGCACTAAACTCATTAAAAAATAAAATAGGAAGCAATTATGAGCCTGGCGAGAAAACACAAAGCACGCGCGCAGCAAAAGCAGCAATCTACAACAGCGTTTCAACCTGTTTTAAATTCGGCTGTGTCAACAGGGAAGAAACCCATGGGCGCATTGCCTGAAGCCCTTAAAAAGTTAAAAGACGGTTTTGACGGTGACAGGCAAACCCTTAAATTATTAAATGGTGATGAACAGCGCACCCCCTTTAAAAAAGAGCTGATTGAAAAGTACCGCCCGTTGTGTGAATACTTTATGGCTAACTATGATGACTGGGCGCGGTTAGATTGCCTGTTTTGGTGGTTAATCTGGCGCAGTGATATTGAAACCTTTAGCGAGATTGAAGGCGATCTTTATAGCGCGGTACAACATGGTTTAACCACGCCCATCAAAGGGTTTGAACGTGATTGGCAAACCTTTTATGCCGATCTGGTTTTTATTCATTACGATGAAAATATAAAAGTGGATAACAACGGGGATGGGTTATGCCTCAGTAAATTGGTCGCCGATATTGTCAACGGAGACATCATTATTAACAGTCCGCTTAAAGCAAAACTGTTTGCAGTGTACGGCAAAGTTTGTATGCGCTTAGCGCAAACCGAAACGGCCATCAAAGCCTTTAAAATGGCACTGGCTTTAAATGACAAAGTGGGTGTTAAAAAATTATTACTCGAATGTGAAGCCGTGCTTGAATCGGCTGAATCTGAGACAAGCGAAACAGGGGAAGACAATGCACAAGCAAACTAAAACAGCCTTATTGGCTGAGCCGATTGAAGTGACCGATGGCAAAACAATTACTGAAGTGACTTTGCGTAAACCCTTTGCCGGTGAAATGCGCGGTTTATCTTTCTCAGACATCATGCAGTTAGACGTTGATAGCATGGTCAGCTTAATTCCGCGTATCAGTGAATTAACTGAGCGGCAAATGATTAATCTGGATCCGATTAACATGGCGCCTTTGTTTACCGCGGTGGCCAGTTTTTTCGTGCGTATCGACTCCCCGACAGAATAGAGTCGATTTATGCAGATTTGGCAATCATCTTTCATTGGCAACCCAGTGAGATAGATAAGCTCAGTTTGGATGATTTACTGTTGTTCCGGGAAGAAGCCGACAAGCGCAGTAAAACGGAAGAATAAAAAAAGGGGCTTTTTAGCCTCTTTTTTAATGCCCTCAATAAGGACCGTCCTCATGAAAATGAACCTCTCCGTGGTGATGCAGACCATTGATAAGATGAGTGCACCACTAAAAAAAATAACCTCAACCCAAAGCAAGTACAGCAAAGAGATTGCCCAGGTAAAAGCGCAGAGCGATAAACTGGCCAGCAGCCAGGCATTAATTGGCTTGTACCGCAAAACGGCCAAAGAAACGGCTAAAACCACCGATAAGTTTAATGCAGCGCAGCAAAAACTCGGCAAGCTGAATGAAAAAATGAAGTCGGCTAAAAAGCCCTCGGAAGCCCTGCAACAGCAGATGAAAAAACAGCAGGAGATTGTTAAAAATCTTAAAAAAACTCAAAGTGGTTATATCCAAGCATTGAGCAAAACGCAGAATAGAATGAAAACCGCCGGCATTAATGTCAAACGCTTAAGCCATGAAGAAAAACGCCTGTCTAAAGAATATGAGCAGCGTATTGCCATTATGGGCAAACTCGCTAAAAAAGAGGAACGGCTGCAGCGTATTCGCTCCAGATTGGCACGCTTTAAGCTGCCCAATATTGGCGGGGCGGCCATGGCCAAAGGTGGCGCATTACTGGGCGGTTTAAGTTTTGCCGGCTTATTTGCCGGGGTTAACAGTTCAGCCGCGGAAATGGATAAACTATCCAAAGCGGCGCAAAACCTTGATATGCCAGTCGAAGAATTACAGGCCATGCAGTCACAAGCCGAGCATGCAGGTGTCAGCGCCGACACCATGTCGAAGTCAATGATCCGATTTACCAAACGCCTCGGTGTGCTGCAAACCACTGGCAAGGGCGCATTGGGCTCATTTCTTGATAAAGGCAAAAATCCCTTATATGACACGCTAAAGACCGCGGGTGATACCGAGCAGGCCTACGGGCAAGTGTTAAATGCCTTTTCAAAATTAAAAACGAACCAGGAACAGATGGCCTTTGCCGATGCAACCTTTGGTCAAGATGGCCGGAAAATGCTGATCATGCTGCGCGAGGGTACAACGGGTTTAACCAGTGCACGCAAAGAGTTTAATGATCTCGGTGGCGGTGTAAAAACCGAAGATGCAAAAAAAGCGGAGGCCTATAACGATGCTGTGCAGAAGATTCAAGAATCCGTAAAATCCATGAAGTTTGCCGCATTGGCCCCGATTATGGAAAAATTGACGGTAATATTTACTGAGTTTTCCAATAAATTCAAAAATATACAGTGGCGAACCGAGGTGATAGAAAAAGTGAAAAAGGTGGTTATCTCATTATTTAATGCATTCAAAGCCCTGGGTAAAGGACTCTACTTTTTATCTCAAAACATACCGGAAGTGATTGCCGGGTTAATCTTGTTCAAAATAGCAATGTTTGCGTTAAACGCCGCCATGTTTGTGAATCCGGTTGGCTTGATTGTTGCGGGCATTGCCGCCTTGGCGGTTGGCATTATTTATCTGATGAATAAAACCGGTGTATTGATGCCGGTGCTTAATGGGTTATGGGCGGTATTTAAACGAATAGGGGCAGGTGTTGGAGCTATTATTGGCGCAATAATACAAAATTTTTTACTGATCCCCCGCGGCATTATAAAAGCTATTTCCTTAATTCCGGACAGTTTGTTACCCGATGGTTGGGGTGAAAGCATTAAATCGGCCCAGAAAGATTTGGAAGGGTTTAATAAATCAATGGGGGAGTTTGGTGATAAAAGTATTAACTATGCAGTTAATGGTGAGTTTAAAGAAACCCACAATAAACTTGAAACGGTAAGACAAAAGATAAAAACCTCGCAGTCTGAAAAACAAGGAGATCAACCAACTTCATATCCTGGTACCGCACCAATAAAACAAGCGGGCGGTTATGGTGGCATGCTGCGTCATCCAACCGTGCAAAGCAAAGCTCAGGTTGATGTGCGTATCAAATCCGATAAGCCGGTTGAAATAGTAAAAGCAGAGTCAGATAAACATACCGAAATGAAGGTGGATACCTTTGATTTGTTGGGAATGGGGTTTTAAATAGAAGGAGCGATCGAGTTTGCTTACATTCTACCCGCTTGCCACAGATAATTCTGTGGGTTAGCAAGTGGGTAGAACCCGTTAAGGGAGCAATCTCAGTAACCTTAACGTTAATAAAAAAGCCGTTTCCAGACGGTTTTTTTATGCGCGAAAGTAAACCTTAGTTAAAACTAGGATGATAATTATCAGCTTTAATTTTTGCCACCTCTTTTGGGTCGATCCCCTCGTTTATTCTTCAAATTTATCATGCAATTTATGCGGAAATAACTGCGTATAAACTTGCCATAAAATATTCAAATTACGGTGGCCGGTGACTTGTGCGACTTCTTCAATCGAATAGCCTTTCTCAAATAAGCGGCTTGCACCTTCTCGCCTTAAATCATGATAACGCAAGTCCTCAATCCCTAGCTCATTACGAACGCGCTGAAAACCAGCTGTCACACTGCGAGAGTTATAAGGGAAGATAAGTTCGCTAGTTTTTGCCTGCTTCATTGCAATATCAAAAGATCCGGCCAAAAGGGGGGCTATCATATGGTTTCCCTCTTTTTTGCGCGGGTCTTTCCTGTCGCGCACAATAATAGTTTTATGATCTTCGTTTAAATCCTCCCAACGCAGTGCGCATACTTCTCCAATTCGCATGCACGTTAAAATACTAAAATCCAAAATATCAATAAACGGGATACGTATTTTCCCATTGGATCGAACATTTTGCCGCTTAAGTAATCCCTCTTTTAATCGCTCAATCTCATTTGTCGTGGGTCGCCTGGTGCGTTTGTCACTTTTACCGATTAATTTCATGTCAATCAGCACGGGAACCGCTTCATCAAATATTTCAAAGTTGGCTTTGATATTAAACACCGGCAGTGATTTTTTCATCACAGAGCGCAAGTAGGCAATATCATGGTAAATAGTTTGTGGTTTAGTGCCTGCAGCCTTTCTGTTTTTACAGTGCTCAATAATATCGCTCGTTCTGAGCGAATCACTTATGATATTGGCAATGTCACAATCGCGGAGCATTTTGATAACGTATTGCTTGGTTCGCCCGGTGTTATCCCATAAATTGCGATCATTCATAAACTGGTCAAGCAGCTGGCCAATCGAACAGGTTTTATATCTGTTAACCCCAAGCTCTTCCAATTCAGATGTTTTGTTTTTCCCCCAGGTTCGAGCCAATTCTTTCTTTTTGAAAGTCTTGGATTCGCGGTGTATGATCACCCCGTTCTTTTTTACAATAACAACCGCCTTAAAGCGCAAATCGCCATTACTTAATTTTCTTGTTTCAATAGAGAGTGCAGCCATAAATCCTACTTTTTTAGGGGTACTATAGGGGTACCGTACAACGTAAATAGAAGTAATTCAACGTAATTTAACGCAAAACTAGCACATGCTAAAACGAGAAAAAACAATGACAAACCCAGATACCACCTGCATTTACCCAACAAATCGCTTCTCCATTGCCCCGATGCTCGATTGGACTGACAGACACTGCCGATACTTTCATCGTGTCATGAGTAAAAACACTTTGCTCTATAGCGAGATGGTGACTACCGGGGCTATTTTATACGGCAAGGGAGATTACCTGCAAAAAGATGCTGCTGAACACCCTGTTTGTCTGCAGTTAGGCGGATCAGCACCTGTTGATTTAGCCAAAGCGGCACGGGCAGGTAAAGAGCGTGGCTTTGATGAGATTAATTTGAATGTTGGCTGTCCATCGGATCGTGTCCAAAACGGGCGCTTTGGTGCTTGTTTGATGTCGGAAGGTGAGTTGGTTGGTGACGCAATGAAAGCAATGAGCGATGCAACGGATTTACCGGTCTCGGTGAAAACGCGGATCGGCATTGATGATTTAGATTCCTACGCTTTTTTATGTGACTTCGTTGGCCAAGTTGCGGAAAAAGGCTGTGATACCTTTGTGATACATGCGCGTAAAGCCTGGCTGAGTGGTTTAAGCCCTAAACAAAATCGTGATGTACCACCACTTGATTATGAACGTGTATACCAACTAAAAAAAGATTTCCCGCAGCTAACTATTGCTATCAATGGTGGCATTAAAACGCTTGATGAATGCGAAACGCATCTACAATATCTTGATGGGGTGATGTTGGGCAGAGAAATTTACGCTAACCCTTATTTATTAAGTTCTGTTGATCAGCGTTTGTTTGCCGGTCAGGAAAATATATTAACCCGCTTTGAGGTGTTAGAGAAGATGTATCCCTATATTGAGCAGCAACTTAGCAATGGATCGTACTTAAATCATGTTGCTCGTCATATGTTAGGATTATTCCAAGGTCTGCCGGGTGCGCGGGCCTGGCGTCGGCATATAAGCGAAAACGGTCATTTGCCGGGTGCAGGCATCGAAGTGATGGAAAAAGCGGCGGCATTTGTTGTTGAAAGTTAATCTTTAGCGGAGATAAATATGAGAAAAATGGTTTTACTGGTTGGTTTGTTGGTTGCTTACTTAAGTCTTAGCGGCTGCAGTGCCTCCTCCCCAGAAGCGAAATTACAACAGGCTGTAATGCAGNAACAAGCGCAACGTATCACGCTAGTNAGTAGTGCGAGTCCCAAGGATGTATTACCTGCCTTTACGAATTTCACCTGGAATAATGAATTTAGCCAGATTTTATCAGGAGCTGATAATAATAGAAGTGAACAACGTTTTCAGACCTATATTCGCAGCGAAATAATTAGTTACTTAGCGACTAAAGGTTATGTGTATCAAGCCGATCCTACTAAGGCCGAAGTGGTGCTTGGTTTTTTATTTGCACTAGAAGATGATCGTGCGAATGCGAGGATTCAACAAAATTTTGGTTTGTTACCCGGATTGCGCGCCGTTAAGGTCAATTCCCCTCGTTATAAACAGGGGACAGTGATGCTTAATGTGATAAGCGCGGATTTGAAAAAGGTATATTGGCGCGCTGCCATGCAGGGGATTAAGGATTTGGAAAAAATGCAAGATGATAAAACAGGCGAGAGAATGCAATCAGTTTTGGATATTATGATGGGCAATTTCCCATCAGCAGGCCGCTAG